TCCCTGAAAGTATCCTGAACATTTATCTCTAAGTAAGCTAAAATGTAATCAACTACTTCTCTATTTGCTTGGAGTCTTAAAAACTCGTACTCTGTCATAGGATTGCCCTCGTGAATTTTTGGGAGTGTTTCTGGAAACCTCTCATCTATCATTGTTACTAGTCCTTGTAATGTATCACTCATTTTCTATCTCCTCTTTAGTTACCTCTGCTTCCATTGCTGGTAGTAGGGTTTCATTATAAAAATCTTGTGGTGTTGCGTCTGGTATATCATCTAGGTTTACTAGGTGTGCATAAGTCCCTGACATTTCTAATATAGATGCTAATATAATCTTACCTTCAGTAAGCTCATGTAGCCGCCCTAAGTCTCTGACAATCCTAGCTCCATAATAATCTAATGTTTCCGCTAAATTATCTGGGTAATATTCCAGTCCTTTATGAGTATGTAACTCACCTAATTGTTGTACAAATTGTGCCATAAGAATTCTCCTTTAATTATGGTTAATATGTTTACGTATTACATATTATGTCGTGTGAGGGGTTAATAAAACTAGTGTTACGCTTTTTAAGAAATCCCGTTTTAAACTTCCCGTATCAACTATCGGTCTAGCCTATCCCCTACCCTAGGTGTCTACTTGTCGCTAACTCTCATTAGCAAAGCCACCCATGTTAGACATCGGACATACCGACTGGTGCGCGCAGTAATTACATAACCACGGCTCACAATCCATTTCCGGCTCTGTCTCCGTTGCTTCAATCTGTCGTGTAACGTAGTTACGTACAAACTCAAACTCTAGTAATGGTAAGTCCATGCGGTAAAGCTTAGGTGTCTTCTCCTTATCTTTCGGAGTCCAGCCAGTAACCCATACGTAGATTGTGCCAAACTTCTCAGTCTCTTCACCATTAAGGTGTAACATATATCGGTATATACTCATCTGGTATATCCACTTATCCACTTCGCCTCTAAGAGCTTTCGAACTCCCATAAGATTTAGTAGTCTTGTGGTCACCTATCCGGGCCTTGCCGGTTCGTCTATCAACAATATCCGCTGTGCCTCCAACCTCGTAGCCATTGATGGTAGCCACAATAGGCTCCTCTAAGGATACTTCAGGTATGTTAAGCCCAACAATTTTTTCAGCATAATTATGAAACCCTGTTCCCAGTATACTATCTAGCCTAGTTACTAATGACTCAGGCCCGGTAGCTGGTTCGGCTTCAAAGTTCTCTTCAACCCATTTCTTGTATCGCGGCATACTCAAAGATGTTACACCATACTTAGCCTGTTTAACGTACTCATCATGGCCTAATATAGCTGTTTGTATATCATCTAAGTCTTCATGTATCGGTAGCCACGTGTTGTTAAGTTCCTTGTGCTGCTCCTTTAGGTTATCTAGTTGTTCCTTAAGTCTCTCTTTCTCTGGTTTAAACTCAGGTTTCCTTTTGTATTTAATTAAGTCGTAAGAAGCCTGTACGCCTGCAAGTAAACTACTTACTCGTGCGATAGCCGCCTCATCTTTTGGTGGTTCCGGAAATAAGTTACTCATAGTCATACTCCATTTCTAATAACATCTGTAGATAGTGTATAGCCTTTAGTAAATCCTCGCTACCATTCTTCTTCTTATGTCTTGTTATATACTTAATTGCATTCCCCTCGCAATAACCTAACTCATTCTTTAAAATATACTCTATCGGTTGTATTGGTATCTGGTAGTGGTCGCCCCCTACCTGCTTTGCTGCCGCTTCACTTGGGTTGTACATCATAATCTCCTAATAATCTTTCAAGGCTCACAAACTCTACATCGTGGTCTGCATAGCCAAATCTATTCGTAAACCCTTTCAGGTGTACAAAGCCTCTAATCTCTGTGTTGTTTGCCCCTCGGTACTTCTCATCATGCATATAGAAGCTGCCAGCACACACACCGAAGTGTGGTTTGCCTAATAGGTTCTGTCGCCTGCCGAATTGAAACTGCTGTTGGTGTCCGTGTACGAAACTATGAGGAAACTTATTCAGCTTATTCTCAATAGACCCACCTACAGCTCTACCACTCATCGGGTTTTCCATATAATGGTTAAACGCTATATTGTATAACCACAAGGGGGTGTTCATACTATGTACCTCCCACCCTTGGTTCTTTATAAACTGGCCTATGTCGAAGCACCCTTCTAATATTGGGTGTGCCTCAATAAATCTCTTAAGTCTGTTCTCATGGTTCCCCATAAGGAAATGTTTTTCGGGTTTATACTTCTTATATATCCGCTCCTTATTTCTCTTATCTGTCTCAGCCATAATCAACTTAAACGCATCACAACCACCCGCCAAATCATCCGCCAATCTGCGACCCTCAGCTTCTACCTGTGTAGCGTAGGAGCTAAGACTAGGGAAGTCCCAATGGTCGCCAATATGTACAATATGTTTTGGCTTATGTTTCCATATGTATCTACTCAAAGCCTCTAAATGTTTAGTAGGTGAGTCCGTTGATATTTGTGTATCTGCAATTACTAATATATCGGTATTACTCATTTCTTATCCTTCTTAAGTTTTCTAAGCCTAGCAATCTCTTTCTCTATAGCGAGCAAGGTATTTGTAGAGGTACCTAAGCTTTCAATAGCTTCTAGTAATTCCTTAGTATTAATTTCTAACATTTTCTTCTCCTTTCTCTTAGCTGCCGCCCATTCTCGTATTGCATCATCTGAGCCATACCATCCCGTGGCCTCGAACCATTCTGTCCTTAATTTCTCATCTACTACTATCATCAATGTGTTTCTGCCCATGATTTTCCTTTCTTTGCCTCGCCTGCCATCTGTATGCGTAGCCCTATCATATACCCTACATCTTCAAAGGTCTGTTCTATTAACTCCATTGCAGAGTTAGCTTCCTCTTCTCTAATCTCTATCTGAAACTCATCATGTATATTACCTACATGTTTGTAATTAAAGTTGTTAGCTTGTAATCGTCTGTCTAGCTCAACTAACACAAATTTCATGTAGTAAGCACCTGCTGACTGTAATATTAAATTAAGTGCTGAGTGCGGACTACGTACTTTGAGTCGCCTTCCTGATATTCCTTTTAGATACTTAGCTCCCATTCCGCCACGGCTCACCGGGTCGACTCTACGTTTAATTCCCTGAAGTAACTCAGCAATTCCCGGAGTGTTCTTAAGGAACTTAGCTTTAAGCTGTTTCCCTACCTTAGCATCCTTATCTACAATACTACCTATCTTAGCGTCACCTGCTCCATACAACCATCCGTAGATAAATGTCTTTGCATTATCACGAGTCGGAAGCCCTGCGGCCTCTTGGTTTGATGTATGTATGTCCCCTTCCAGAACAATCTTACCATATCTTCCTTTATCATGTGGTGCCATAAAGTGTGCCAGCATCCTAAGCTCTAGGCCGGAGGCATCTGCCCCCACCAACACATTACCTTCCTCAACTATAAACAAGGAACGCGCAGCTTTACCCATAAAAGCCTTATTACTTGGTACTTGTGCAAGGTTAGGTGAGTTATGGGTGAATCGCCCAGTATTAGCACCTAGTATATCAACACTACCATGTATTCTCCCATTGTCCCCTACCTTCTTAAGCCACGCATTATCACCATCCGCGACCATGGTTAATAGTTTGTTGTTATCTAACCAGTTTAATAGTGAAGGAATACCTGCGTATTGTAATCCCCGGATGTATTCGGCCCCGGTCTTTGCTGCTCCATTATCAGTGAATTCTGTTGGAAGCCAGCCGTAATCGGAACGCAACCACCAAATAATATGGCGACTGCTATTAGGATTGAACTTACATAGCTCAATCGGTTGATGCTCGCCCAGCGTCCATATCCCCAATCTTCGGAATGGCTTTTTAGGGGTTTTTGTTTTCCCTTTTGCAAGAAACTTTGGTAAAAATACTTCATGTATCTCCTTTTCTAGTGGCTCCATGTTACTAAGTAATGTTACATGTAGCTGTTGTGCTTTAGCTATATCTAGCTTCCACCCATTCATATATTGTTGTGTTACAATCTTCTGCACATCTTGTTCTAGTTGTAATGCCTCTAAAGGTAACTTACCTTTCATAAGTTTCTTGTATAACTTAGTAGTTACAATCACATCTTGGATACAATAAATTTCCATCTCTTTAGTGTAACAACTCCAATCATTATACTCACCTTTATGTTCTCCTAGTCGATAGCCCCATGCTTTCAACGAGTGACTGCTATGTAGTTTTTTAGGTAATTTCTTCAACTTAATAAGTCGGGAGTCTGTGGCACTTAGATTTAGTGCCTCTAACTTACTTAATAACATCGTGTCTACCATAGGAATATTTACATATGTTCCGGTAAGTATCTCCAATGCTTTCAAATCATAGCCTACTCCATTGTGAAACACTAATCTGGTCGCTGTGTTTAAATGGTCTACATAGTCTTTAGCATCATATAGTATAGTTGTCTCTCTTGTTTCAATACAGTAAGTAACCCCTACCCAGAATTCAGATACATCTAATAAGAGTCCGTTTGTCTCAATATCTCCTACTAATGTTTTACTCTTAGAAATCTCCTGTTTCATTTTCGAAACCTCCTTTATAATCATACTCCATAGGTAGTAACCTGCCATCTTCAGGAATATAAATACATTTACCCATAATACCGGTTTCCCCTCCTTCTCTGTCTTTCAGTCTACGTATTACTCGTTCTCGTTTTGTTGCTTCATTCTGCTGGTCTCCTTCAAGGCCAATTACACTATCACTGAGCTGTCCTATAGACGCTGAACCACGAAGGTGACTCAAACTAGTCTGGACTCCATCCTCATGGCCTCTATCGCCTCCGGGACGCTTCAGATGGGACACTAATATCATTGCTACGCCTGTCTCTTCCACAAGACTCCGTAACTTAGTCATTAATACATCTATCACGCGTCTTTCGTTATCACCCATATCATCAAGTCCACTAACAACAATAGAAATATGGTCGAGAATAATAACATCACATTCTGCTCCTACTGCTAAAAATCGGAGCTTAGTGATGAGCGAATCACTACCCAAGCTGCCAAAATGATTATAAAGAAACAACCTATTAGTACCAATAACGGTACGATAAGCTTCCTTAAGTATTTTTGTATTAGTGGGGTCGGTTTTATAGTCCGACCATGTAGTCTTTTTGATAAGTTGCTCATTTATTTCAATCCCTATGTATGCTCTGCGACTAACCGCGTTACTTTCCTCTAGTGCTACGTGTCCTACGGTTTTTCCGAGTGCTGTGAGAAGGTGATGCCCAATTTCTCGGACAATCGTTGACTTCCCCATTCCGCTACCTGAAACAAAGGTAGTAATACTGCCCTTTGCAATCTCGATGTTCGAGTATGGGGTACTGTATACCTCATCAGCCTTATCCGCAGCCATAAAGCCATCGAAACCTTCGTCATTAGCGTTAACAATCCCTGCTGGAGTGTAATTCTTAGCTTCGTAATAATATTTAGTAACACCTGCAACTCCTTTTGCTATTAGTATGTCATTAGCGTCCTTGTAAGGTGCGCTATCAATCGTTTTAACCTTTCCCGGTGTGAATAGTGGTGCGACTGCTGCAACCGCCTCACGGCCTGCTCTGTCGCTATCAAACCATAAGATAACCTCATCATAAGTATTTAAAAAGTCTAGGTGCTTGCTTAAATCCTTTTTAGCGGATTGCGCTCCGTTATTAATGGATATTACTGGGTATTTTCCCTTGATAGCATGTGCTATTGATAGACAATCCAGCTCACCTTCAGTTATGTAAATTCTCTTGCCTCCGGAACGCCATAAGTTCATACCAAACGGTACCGACTCTTTAGCGTTCCCAGTCCACCCAAAGGTCTTATCTTTGTATCGACTCTTCGTGGCTACAAGCGCACCTGAACTGTCATAGTGTTTAATTATGTGTGTTCC